ACCACTTGCTGTTTCCACTTCCCCTAATTCAGCAATATGATTTATCCATGGCAATTTATACCTCCGCCAGTCATACCCTACATTAGTGGGCGACCAGGCATACCATCGATAAATGCATTGTTTTGCTAACTTTTTATGAAGAATGTTAGTAATATCCTCAAAATCAATGAGAATACTTTTGCCCCAACCTTCTGCGGGCTTATATGATAAATCCGCAATGGGTCGTAATTTATTTGGATATGTACCGTGATCAAATCTTTCAATGCCTACCGCATAACATTCGAACGTTTCCTGATTGATGATAGGATTGCCTATTACGTTGATTGATGCAGGCGTGTCCGGCGTCTGGAAAGTTATTTCCTTTGCTATCTCCCCAATCCCTATTTCAACATCAGGGCGTTCCTCTGTTTCAGGAGCAATCCATATTTGACCATTCAAGGAAACGCATACCGCTAACCCATACTGATGACATAGAGCTTGCACAGCTTCCGCGGGAGAATCGTAATCCCATTCCACAGTAGGATATACATTATCAACGACATGGAAATAATTAACCGTAAGACCACTAAGACAGGTAGTAATGAGCTGTTTAAGTGTTTGTTCCTGTACAGGTACCCCATAATCTGAAGGTACATTATACGAACCAGAAATAGCTCCGTACTTCCATAACCACCGTTTATCCGCAATAGTTGCTTGAACAATTTGACCAGATTCACTCCACGCTTCCACCGGGTCAACTAAATACAAATCATTGATTACGATTTCACGATCACCGTCATTTAGTCGCAAATCAGCTACTACGGGAAGATTCACTCCAGCAGGAAACGCAATAGCCCCGGTGGACGGGGCAATCCCTTGACGTAATGTGAATGATACCCGGCCAATTAAAGGAACGTTACCATAAAACGCTCTAATCACGGTAATAGAAATACCCCAACAAGCCCGGTCATTCCTGAACCAAAGTCCACCCACAATTCCCCAGATGATTGCTGAAAACGAGTGGCTTCCAGCACCAGGATTCTTTCACCGCTGGTAGCAGGAATATCCATGCTCTCGTAATCACCATACGCTGCTCCAGCCCCTGCACCGGCATAAGCGGTAACTTCATGAGCGGAACTATGAGTATTTTTCACGTGAACTAAAATCCTACGAGCCCCACAAAACGGGACCCGTAACCCTGCGGTTACCAATGCAGCATCGATAACTTTCATGATGCTGGCTTCAGCTCCTTCTATTCCGCCATTTACATTGAACGGAATAGGCATTTCTAATTGACTACCTGCACCGGCTGCCATTATGGTGTCTCCGTAAATAAAAACTCGTATTGCCAATCAACTTGATGCATGACCACGGTGCCATTTATATCTTGCACCGTAGATCTTTGCGTAATATGTGATTTTTGATGATACGGGTAAAGCGGAGCATCCGGTTCTGGAGCAGTTAAGCCCAACCGCATTCCGCTTTGTGAAATTGAAGCGGGCCGCCAAACGGTATCTTGTTTTATTGGCGGAAATCCGTCCAGCCGTGAAAGCATTACAAAATCCAACAATGCGGGCCGCTCCGACATCCGGGACTCTTCAAATATCACGTCCCGAATATCATCAAGATACCGATACGTAAATGAACAGGAACCGTCATATTCATTTGTTACCACTTGGGAATCCAAAATTTTATATGCAGCATACGGCCCTAATGCTGCTGTCATTGCGGTTTGTGCAGCATTATTATCCTTATCTTTTCCAACAAATCTCCCCGACACCACTAATGTTTGCGGTCCACCCACCCTCTTTTCCGTTGAAAGATTAAGTGAACCTGCTACACAAGTCGTAGGACTATCTTTCCAATTTTCTGTATCAGTTACACTAAATGTACAGCCCGGCCCAAACACTGAAGAAGTAGATGCTGCCTGGGTAATAGTGAGTTCCCGTGTATACTGTTGAGATACCGCGGGAATTACGTTAGCTAATAAGTACGCTTCACATATAGCTCCCGGGTCATCCACCCCCACTTTAGTGTACGTTCCAGACCACGAGTACACCATTAGCCCATTGGATACCCCCCGTGCGATATACGTCCACTCCGCCCATTCAGTTTCAATAGCAAATTCTGCAGCAGCGGTAAATGTGTACGTACGATGGGTTACATGTTCACCGCCTTCTCCCTTAAGAAATGATGGCGTGGTAATCCGTACACCATTCATAGCTGCTGCAGGGTCCATTTCCATTTTCATGGTATCATCGATTTTTGCTTCAATCTTTTGCGTGCCATCAAGAGATGCAAACTTTGCCAACAAATTCGCATATTTAGTTTCAACAGTTACGCCATCTTCTGCAATCAAAATCCCTCGACATGTCCAAGTTTCCTGCATAACCGTAGGTTTTCCTGTGACAGCATGATGGGTAACCCTTTTCTGAATTGAAATTGATGGCGTAGGGTCATTTGCACTAACTACTGCAACACCGCCTATATGTAAAGCTGAACTCATCTCGAATAAGCTCCCTGTCTAATCCCTTGTTGCCCATCTTCCACAAAACGGAAATACTTTTTAGCTTCCGGCGTAGGTTCAATTGTTATCTTAACATCTTTCCATCTGCTGCCATTTACACGAGGGTTTTTAGCAGTCCACTCTCTGCCCGCTCGTTCTGAACTTGATACTTCTTGTCCGATTCCCCTATGCTCACCTATTTGGCGACGCTCACCTATTTGGCGACGCCCAGCTTCTATTCCCATTTGCCATCGGCGTGCAGCATAATCCCCCATCGGCTCCATGCCCGAATCTGAACCATGTTGATACATTCTACGACCGGCGTTATCTACGCCTTGTTGTAATTTCTCCATTGCTCGGGGCATTGCATTTCGAAGGTAGTCATTCTGCTTATTTTCCAAGTATTCCCGAGTAGAATCAGAGTAGGCACGCTGAAAAGCGGAAGCACCCTCTGTCCTAATATACTGCTTTTCTGTGTATTTCCCTCGAGTTCCCCATGTCCCTACTTTTTGCCACCCCTCATAATAATCCTCAGCCTTTTTTACCCGACCAGTTTTCTCAGCATACGCCGCAGCCTTTTTCATTTGGTCCTGCGACATTACTGCTCCACCCGCTTCACGATACTTTTCTAAGGCAGCTTTATTTCGTGTAAGCCTACCGAAGGTAGCGTCTTTTAATGCGGTGCCGATAGTTTGAAACATCGCAATAGCCATGATTAGCGTAGCGGAAAGAGCACCTTTAGCGATCTCAAAGAAACCTGCCCACAACGATTCAATTTCTTCCATCATAGAGGAGCCCTTGAAAAAGCTGGTAACGATATCCTTGATGGCCTTAAATTTTTCCCAAGCCATGGTTCCCCAATCGAGAATCTCCTGTTTATTCTCTTTGAGGAACTTGTTCATCGTGGTAAGACCCGCAGTAAATGCCGGTAAAAATATATTGCCTAATTCCGTGCCAACATCCGTAAGCATGGACTTGAACATTTTTAATTGGTTTGTGTAAGAGCCAATTGTACGGACAGCATCGCCTTGGGCATCCGCGGTCATCTTAAACAAGAGGTTGTACCGAAGCTGTGCCTTCTCCAGATTTGATAATTCCGTAAACTTTTTCTTAATCCCCTGTACTGCCATTTCTTCCTTAATCGCATTCTCTCCTAAAAGAATACCATAGGAACGAACAGCCATTGTTGAACCCACTAAAGCGGAAGTGAAATTACGAATCACGTCCTGATCAGCTTTGTTATTGAAGGATGCAACATCCACCCCTAATTTAACCATCGCCTTTGACATTTCATACGCCTTTTCCCTGGCAAATCCCAGAGGTACAAGCGTATCCTGCAGTTCCCCCATCCATTCATGCACAGCAGTTTTAGCTCGGCCCACACTATCCGCAAAACTATTTGCCCACGAATTTGCATCATCTTTCAAATGCTTGAACACTGTATCAAACTTTGCTTGAATCTCCTCATTAGAAGCGGCGAGTTTCACCAACTTATAAATCATACCGGTGACAACCATCCCAATTATCGCCCCGCCGATCTTTGCGGCCCGGGACATTTTACGCCACATTGAAGAAAAGCCCGAGGACACACTTCGAAACATTCTCTTCATTTTGTCAACAGTCTTAGAGACGATATTCCTTGACTTATCCATTGCGGGCCGAACCTCTGACCCGTCAACTTTAAGTTTGACAAAAGCAGTAAGAAAATTCATAAGTCATACCTTTCAACACAATGCCAAAATACATGCCGTATACGCTGTAACGAATATAAAGTGTCCTCTACCTTGTACAACGCCAATAATTTAAGCACAACATCCAGCCGCAAATCAACAATTTTTCCCTCCGGGGACAGGATAACCTGATTACGAACCAAGCAAAAAATCTCTATAAGAGTCTCATTACACGGCAAAAGACTCACTCGGCAAGTTTCACAGGGCGGATCCTCTTGCAAGGCCTCACACTCTTCGCAAGGAATCTTTTCAGTTATCCACTCTGCGTACTTTGTTAGTTTCCCTCAGCCCTGCTCTCTTCATATTCCGCCTCCATTGCGTCCCGCCAATTAGTAGCACAGGTGAGAAAGAATACGGATTTTCGCAAAAGCATGAGTTTATTCTCTCGCGTACACGCAAGATTTTTCTCCTCGCCATAGTGAACATTTTCCCATTCGGTAATAGAGTAATCCCATGAGTCCTCGAACATCGCGTCATCATTAGATTCCTCAACTTCGAACCGTTGCAAAGGGTCACGTTTGCGGTCTTTGTGGAATTCCACCTTCTTGATGGTATGCCGCTTAATAATCTCTTGCACTTTGGAAAAATTACACGGGCGAATAGCAACCTTTGCTCGCTCATCCTCTGGGGTGTCTTCCTGTCCAGGGAAAACAAATACTGTAGTCTTATCTACAAAGTCCACTCCACTGCTCCTTCCTATGCTGTTACGGTATCGAGCTGGCCGCTAACCTTGAATTCCATGCTGACCTTACAAATACCCGAAGCCTCATGTTCCGTCGCCGAAAATTTGGAAATGTATACATTGCTCGTGGCATCCGGCGTCATATGCGACGTAGCATTGATTTGAAAGAAAATCGCATCTGCTACGTACTTAGTCCCCGCATCGAAAGCGACCTTTGCTGCCGCTACTCCAGCATCGCCGAGCTTCGCATTTCCTTGAGCAGTAACTACTCCGCCCCTGATAACTGTCGGCTCATTTAAAACGACTTCGTTGCCAAATTCCACAACATCTTCGCCGTCACGCTCTTCCCCGCTGTATCGCCAATCGAACATTCCTCCGATAGGCACAATACCGAGTAAAATCGCTCCCTTGTGTCCAGCTTCAGCCATGATTAGGCTCCTTTATCAAACTTAATTTCATAAGAAACAGCGTAATACCATACGCCACTTTGTTTGAATTTATTTGCACTTACCTCTAAACATGAGATAAAATCCCATCCCACAATAGTAAGTTCCGCTTCATCAAAATCAGCATCCAATAATGCGTAATACGAATTGATATTTACAACACTATCGCCCTTATCTGCTATAGTAAACTGAAGCAAGATATTTCTGCTAACTTCCTCAAAAGTTCTCCCTTTAGCATTGTCCACTGTCTTCCAAACCATATACGGAAAATCTGTGGTCTTAGCAACACCGTCCTGATAAATCCGCTGGCTCAAAGGCGTCCAAAGTCCGCCAGCTTCAATAGCTGCTTGAATTGCTTGGTCAAATTCTATCATAATGCAAACAATCTCCGTATTTGACCTAAACTACGGCGTAACGCATTTTGTAACCATGGCTTAAATCGGCCCTCTACATACGGGGCATATGAAGCATTGACACCAATGATAACGGACTGTTCCTTTTCCGATGCCATTCCTATTAAGGATAAATCCTTTGATAGGTAATGTCCGTGCGTGCCTTTCATAAACCCGGTATCCACAGGACAGCCAGCTACTGCCTTGGATTCAATAACCTCTCCAGCAACTTCCAGCTTATCCCACACCTTTTGTTCCATGACACCAAGAACTGCTTCAGTGTTATCCTTAATCATTTACGAATTTCCACATCAATTTGAAAAAGACTTCCTCTATCCATAACATCGTATGGTTCAATGACATTATATGTATTGCCATCGTATGTAATGGTTTTCTTTTCTGTAACAATAAGCCCGCCATCTGCATAAATACGATGAGTAGCTACAGTCGTACGCTTTCCGCCGGCTATTACTTCTCGAGCCCGTAGCTTTCGTATTCTGCCACGAAAAGGTGTAAACGCCACCCCTTCCGTATACCCCCCCGAGCCATCAGAAACAGGAATTGCTGGGGAATTCAACACAAATCCGGGTTTGAAATCCTCTCTAAACATATCCAACCTTTCGGGGCAACATGTCTACAAGAGCATGGGGGAAACCAACAGCATACCCGCTTCCTTCATCTCCGAGCCGTTTACTTGTCTTGCCTTCCGGGTTATTCATCTTGAATTGAACAAGCCCAGCTATTGCACCTTTGACGGCAGGAGCAAACTCATCCTCTCCGGCACCATATACTTTCATGCCGTCATCATTGCAGTAGCTCTGCACCCAGTCTTCTACAACTGGGAGCAGAGCCGCAATTTGAGCGTCATGAGCAGCATCTGTAATGCCGAGGATCGCTTTTACTTCATCAGCGGTCATCGTTTACTCCTCATCAGTCTTCGTCGTGTCCCCTGATTCCGACGGCCCATCGCCGCCACCATCAAGAGGGGGTTCAGCCGCAGCTTTCGCCGCCGCTTCTTCTTCAAGCCGTTGTACTTCGGCTTCTTCAGCCGCTTTGATTTCAGCCGCTTCTTCAGCCAAAATCCTGTTCGCTTCATCAGCGTCAGGATTTATAACCGGATGATTACGAAGCATTGCGGTAGGAAGCATCCCGACATTCTCGGGTTGCTGTGCCACAGCTTCTGGATTTTTCGCCGCCTTCTCTTTATTGATCACAGCACCGAAGATGTTGCGACCTTTCGTAGCGGCCCGTTTTGCTGCCATATGAGTACTCATACGTTACTCCCATTAACAAAATGCCCGCCCACCCAACCGGAGGGACTTTTTACGGGTTAACGTCAAGGGCAACTACACCGCAATTCTTCTTTTCGAGCTTGCGGTCCCAGTTGGCGGCCAGAGCACATTCTGCATTGGTCGGTGCTTCACCAGCACAGGTGTCCTCTTCCCAGTTGAAGCCAAACGGATGCATCACAAAGTGACGCCTCATGATCAGGATATCGGTCGAGCCGAGTGAATCCCGATCCGTTTCGGTCGGAGTAGGAGCTCCGCCGTCACCCATGCCAACTGCACCGGCTGCGAACAGGTAAACCCTGGTCACAAAACCGTCGGTAGTGCCGACACGCGTAAAGCACCCATCATCGACGATCACGCGGTATCCCAGATATGTGGGAATAACAACTTCACCGCGGGAATTCGGGATGAACGTGATCAGGTTCTGCTTCTGCAATTCCGTATACACGTTCGAGTGCATACCGATGGCTACCAGTGAACCCGCAGCGTCGCCGAGCAGATTCTTGGCGTCCAGGACAGCCGTACCCGAGATCTTATTCGTGGCGTCCGCGGTTGAACCCTCTTCCTGGGCAACAACGTGAAGCAGATCGCTCGCATCATTCGCCAAGTTGTCCGCAAAGACTCCCTGCAACGAGTTGATAAGAACCGCCTGCATCATGCGAGCCCAGAACGCGGCAACCTTGTCACCGATGTCCGCCATCGGGTCTGCACCCGAAAGGGCTTCCGCCAGGTCATGGACACCCCAGGCCTTACCACGCAAGTGCAGACGAGAATCTGTCTGGCTGGTGGTAATAGCGTTAACTGTCAGATCCGCGTCGTCTGCAAGAACCTCGTCAGTACCGGTAAGGTCCTTGAAGAACGGCATGCGAATCAATTTTCCGCCAGCAGCGGCCATCGCGTTAAGACGGTCGTTGTTGACAACAATTCCGCTTGCAATCAAGTCGGAAAGCTCCGCGGTCTTCTCCGTAACATACGGGTTAAAGACTTCCGGAACAATGATATCACTAATCAGTGTTGCGGCCATTATAGCCTACCTTTCATTATGTGCCAACGGCGGCCTCAGCCTTTAACTTTCCCGCCAGCTTGGAATCCTTTTTTGTAATCTCACCTTGCTTAGTGAGATTAAACGTGTCCTTCTTCCACGGGTTTTCCTTACCACTTTGACCCTTGTCACCGTTCTCAGGATTTCCCGGGTTTTCCTTAAGTCTCGTCGTAACAGCCGAATCAACGGCCTTCTTATGAAGATCCTCAAAGATCTTGATGTTGGCATCTGTTGCTTCATCATCATCCGCAACAAAGAACTTCGCCAGAGACGCGGGCAAGCCCTTCTCTGTAAACAGAGAAATTGCCCGGTTCTCCGCAAGGAGCCTGGCAGCCTCCGCTTTTGTCTGCTTGTTCTCGTCTTCCAGGACCTTAATCCGCTTTTCCGTTTCCGTAGGAGCTTTTTCAAGCCCTTTGGTAGCCTCTTCAATGAGACCCGGTAGCGTTTTATCCTTAAAAGTTTTGATACCGTTTGTGACTGCACGGTCACGTTCGCCCTGCAACCACTTTACACCTTCGACGTCATCCTTCAAAAACGCTTGAACCGTTTTTAAAGTCACGCCTTTGGCGACCAACGCTTTGTATTCCTTCGAGTCCTTTTTGGCCTCAAGAAATGCTAACACATCCTTCCATTCCATTGTACTTCTCCATCATAGGTTTACCGAACAGTCTACGCCTGCTCGTTTATTTCGGTTCAAGTACAACGTCCCAATAATACCCGTCAGGCATATCCGCCCGTTGTACTTTAGTCACAGAGGTCACCTTTAATTTTTGAGGCAACAGAACAGCCTCTTGTTCCCCCTCCATTGTTATTGCTTTTTCGCCAAACTGAGCATCAATACGTACGGTCTTTACACCTTTGTAATGAAAACGGGCATTAAATTCCCCTTCCCACGCATTACTTTTAGTGTACGCATTTGCTGTTTCAACATGCGTAGAGGATGAGGCGTACCCTTGTTTCCAGGTATCCCCAGCCTTTAATGGCTTTTCCAGAGAAATTCCCCGATAAACATCGTCGGTATATTTTGGGGCCTCATCTAAAGCCGCAATAAAAGCCTTTGCTCTTTTTTCCAAAATCTTTCGAGGAATCGCTTCCGCATGATGATGGTATTCGGAACTCACTTTCCCAATTCGAGCAAACTCTTTTATATAAATGTCATCTACATTGGTGAAATCGTCAATGGCGGCAATAGCATCTTTACTTAAGCTCTTGCCCCACTTTAATTCAGCATCAGTAAAATTATCAGCCGAGATAGGCCTAAGAATACCGGGCTTTTTGATCGGCAGCTTTACTTCATCAACAATCTCCTCAACTGTTATTTCCCATCGACTCACTCCCGCCCGTTTTACCTGTTTGGCTGAAACCGTGCGGTACTTAACACCAGGCTTAATTAACACCTCTTTTTCGGAAGCAAAATGTGACATCCCGTCAAGATAGCGACCGGTCTTATTCTGCTTTACTATAAGTATAACCTTACCCTTATTCCCTACGCCTCCAGTATTAGTAAAAATTTCAGCAACACCTCTGTCCATCGAGAACGACGTAAAGGAATCAGTTTTAATCACGTGCCCTGGTGTTCGCCAAGCCTTAATCGTGCTCTGCTTTATAGAATGCAGTCCCCTAAAAACTTTACCGGGTGCCGGAATACCCTTTTCCACGACATCCCTCAAAACATCGATTCGCCGCAAAACCTCAATAATATGGTCATTTATAATCTTAGGCGTAGTCTTCTTACCCTTGAGAAGTCGCCATTCCGCTCGCTTTAATTGGTCCCCGGGCGTTGTTAAAAATGTCCGAATATCACGGTCCCAGTACTTTGTGTAATCCTTTACAATAAGGTACTGGTCCCTGGTCAACTCCTTATGAAATTTCTGCCAGGGATACTTAGCATCCGGGGCAGAGCTAAACGCCGCTTTTGTTTGCAGAACCTGGTTCTTGCTTATCTTTTTCGCCAAATCCGCTTTCCAGAGTTTAGCCGCTTTCCAGTGCCCCTGTATAAATGCCATATCCTGTATCGCACCATCAATGCCGAGAGTAGCTGCGGCAATAGGCCTGCCGTTAAAGTAATACACATAAGAATCCCATTCATCCAGCATGGCTTCTTCGAGCAGATCAAGTACAGCATTGCTTCCCTCACTATACTCGTCCATCCAGTCCATGATATCACTAACATCGACATCCTTGACCGTGGCTCCCTTGCCCTTATACTTATACTCTTCATACAGCCCGCCCTTTGGAAAACGGCCTTTAAGCTTCGTTAACTCCGCCTTGGTAAGCGGCAACCCCTTCTTATTCAATAGGGTCGTAGCGTTCCCAAATCCATCGAGTTCATCGACAACGAATTTGTCAACACCCTTTAGAAATTCAGCAGTAGTTTTCGGAACCTTTACGGGCTTAACGGGAGTGGCAGCGGTCTTCTGAAAAATCTCCGCACCCTTCATGGGTTTGTACTTCCCATGATTCTTAAGCATCCACGCGTTCTGCTTGGGAGTGAGCTTCTGATATTTACTTTTCAAAGAGTAGTAGGTGTACTTCAGAACATTCCTGTCCGTTCCTTTGTGCACCTTAATAAACTCTGCACCGCTGATTAACTTACCATTCGGCCCAAAGTTCTTAGGGTCATGCTTTGGTATTACCGGCGTAATTCCCTTTTTCTTGCACCAATCGACGTACTGCATATCAGATTGTGGGCAAGGTTTACTCATATCAAACAATACAGGTTACTGCCCTCAATCTTCTGACCCGGTTCAAATTCCGCTTCACCCTCAAGATCCGGAAACGCTGCTACAATCGAGCAACGACAGTTAATGTCTTCTTCAGGAATACCGCTTAATCCTGGCCCATCAGTCGATCCGCCCGTAGGCAAATGAAAGCGATTATCCTTGTCAGCTTGTTGGCCATGCATCGTAATATGGGTATCACGAGTCCGTAAATCACTGGTAGAACTCCAACTTCTTGTCATTTTCAAACCCAAGCGTTCGGCCGCCGTGGCAGTTTTATCCAACGAGGATAATCGGCCTTGCACCTGGGCCCGGTGCGTTTCTGTCCGTAAAATACGCATCGATCGGTTAGCAGCCATATTCATCTGCTTACCAATTATCTTATTTGTTTCAACATATCCTCGACCCTGGATAATACTGGTTGATATCGTCGATTTAAGCTGAGCGTTCAACTGCTTAATCGTGTTAGCGGCTGACTCAGTCCATTTTATCTTGGACATCGGATTAACTAAAGCAGCTTTTAGCTGTTCGGGGTCCATAATCCCGAATCGCATATCAATGCCGGTAAAGGTTTCTACACCCCAGCCCGTCCGATAATAAGATTCCTTATACCCGTCAATAAGGGCTTTTCGTGTTATCTTATTGGTTTTTTGACCTAACGCTTTAAGTTGACCAGTAACCTGGCGTTCCAGATTCGCTTGCCGTTTGTACTGCACCATTTCGCCAACTTTGAGCTTACCGCCCTCAGCATATTTGCGGTAAACCGCTCCCATCGAATCCCGCATCTGGTGCAGACTTTCCTTATATGCGGCAACCAGGGCTTCCTGCTGAGCCCACTCATGGGCATATAGAGCCTGATCAATCTCCAGTAGCTTCTTTGTCAGGCTGTCCATTGGGCGGATCCTCGGTAATATCAATATCTTCCATCTCTTCTTCAAGCTGAGCTATTTCCGCCTCAACATCCTCAACAAACGGCAACAGCCCAAACAACGTCTTGTTAGAGATAATTCCCTTAAAATTCTTAGCCATTTCACTGGCTTCTTTCAACTCCACAGGAATGTTGCGAGTATACTGAAAGGTTACTTCCTTATAATCAAAAGCACCGCCCTTTGCCTTCCACAAGAACTCAATAAGCTCGAACATCTTGCGAAGCCCGGCAGTATGTTTGCGTTCCTTACTAATGGCCCGATTTTCCAGACTAAGCAATTTCCACTTTCGGGCCTCACCGCTCATTGCCCCACCGGAAAACTTTTCATCGGTCATATTAACGGTCTTGCTGAACCGGTAAATGTTGTTCTCCAACGAGGTCTTATGCTTTTCCAACAATTCCGCATTGATATCTTTGGTAAGGAATTCCGCCTTAGCGTCTCGCGGAAGATTAAAAGCTCCGGTCTCGCGAGCCTTAAGAATAGTAGCAGAATCAATGGTACAATTAGTAAATACCATATACGCCATGCGAAATTCTTCCAGTTCATTTTGAACATCGCTTAACGTCAGGTCATAGGCATTCACCAAATTGGCTACCTTTTCAAAATCACCCTTCCGTTCATCATTACTCTCAAACTCAACAATAGGCACACGGTCAAAATTATGGGCTTTTGCCGCACCGTCCGCTACGTATGTGCCTTCACCTTTATAATAGCTTTGCACACTACGAGCATCATAGACCTCTGCCCGAATAGTTTCCTTAAATTCCCCCCCAACGGCCATACTCGTGGTC